AATGAAGATAAAATATTAAACGAAATCTTAACGTACATTAAAGGTACGTATGGCCAACATTACTCAACAGGTAAAGACGGCTTTCAAATACAAGATTTGTTTAAGACGTTAAACATTGGAAAAGATTTTTGCCACGCCAACGCAATTAAGTATTTGTGTAGGTATGGTAAGAAAAACGGGTATAACCGAGCTGACTTGCTTAAAGCAGTACACTATGTTATATTATTATTAAACTATGATAAGGAGAACGTGAAATGAACCTAAGTATCGACACACTGGCCATTTTAAAGAATTTTAGTGAGATCAATAACAATATTCTTTTTAAACCAGGCAGTAAGTTAAATACAATATCTGCTATGAAAAATATATTAGCAGAAGCAACAATCACAGAAAAATTTGATACAGAATTTGGTATCTATGATCTATCAGAATTTTTAAGAGCAGTAGAATTATTTGATAAGCCTGCTATTAAAGTTAACGGAGCAAACTATGCTTTAATTTCTGATGAGAAATCTAAACAAGCAATTAAATATTTCTTTGCTGATAAATCAGTATTAGTATCACCTCAAAAGGGTATTAATATGCCAGATAAGACAGTGGCGTTTACATTAAAGAAAGATGACTTTGCTAAGATACAAAAAGCAGCTACAACATTAAATTTACCAGACATTGCTATTAAAGGCGATGGTAAAAAAATATCTTTTGTAGCAACAGATAAAAAGAACAAATCTTCAAACGATTATTCTTTAAACGTAGGTGAAACTGATAAAGAGTTTACAGCTTACTTTAAAGCAGATAACTTTAAGATTATTTCTGATGATTATGACGTTGCAATTTCTAAAGCAAAGATTAGTCACTTTATAAACAGAAGTAAACCAGTACAGTATTGGATAGCATTAGAGCCAGATTCGGAGTTCTAATATGAAATTCTCCAGAACGGAATGGCATCAAGTCGCTTCTGAATTTCAATGTGATCTTCCTGATGAAGAAGTCATAAAGCAATTCGGTTCAGTACAACGCCTAAAAGAAATCATATCACACCAAGAGCAACAATGGGGTAGTGAGATAGAACCTATGGGCGAACCTCCAACAGAAGAAGAAAACGAGTTGTTAGACGAGGCTTGTGCTAATTATTCTGAAAGAGTTGATGATTGGTGGACAGACCGTAAAGGTGGTTACGAAGTTAGTTATAGTTATGAAAAATAAATTGAGGATTATATTATGTCAGACTTTTTGTGGGTTGAAAAATACCGACCAAGAAAGATACAAGATTGTATCTTATCAGAAGATTTAAAAAATACTTTCTTAGAGTTCGTTAAGAAAAAAGAAATACCTAATCTATTATTATCAGGCACAGCCGGCACAGGTAAGACTACTGTTGCTCGTGCTTTATGTGAAGAAATAGGTGTAGATTACATTATCATAAACGGTTCAGATGAAGGCCGTCAGATTGATACATTAAGAAACAAAATCAAAAACTTTGCTTCTACCATTTCACTTACCAAAGAAGCGAATCATAAAGTTGTAATTATAGACGAGGCCGATTATATGAACGCCGAATCAGTACAACCAGCATTAAGAAACTTTATTGAAACGTTTTTTAATAACTGTAGATTTATCTTTACTTGTAATTACAAGAACAAAATCATACCTGCTTTACACAGTCGTTGTACTGTAGTTGATTTTAGAATTGTGAATGGCCAAAAGGCAATCACTCAAAATGATTTTCTTAAAAGACTTGAAGTTATATTAAAAGAAGAAGAAGTAAAATATGATAAAAAGATTTTAGTACAACTTCTTTTAAAACACTATCCAGATTTTAGAAGAACGATAAATGAATTACAAAGATATTCTGTTCGTGGTACTATAGACAGTGGTATTCTTTTTAATCTATCAGAAGAAAGCATTAAAGGATTAATTGTTAATTTAAAAGAAAAAGATTTTAATGCTATGCGTAAATGGGTGGTACAAAACTTAGATAAAGAAACAAGTGCTGTATTTAAAGAAGTCTATGACAGTCTTTATAAATCTTTAGACCCTAAATCAATACCACAGGCAGTATTAATTATTGCTGGTTATCAATACAAAGCGGCCTTTGTTGCCGACCAAGAAATCAATATGGTGGCCTGCTTAACCGAAATAATGGCCGGTTGTAAATTTAAATGAAATTAAATATATTAGGAACATCACACGATAATCCTTTAGCAAAACAATTAACTGAGGCTAAAAGAAGAAAAAGATGGTTTAATATAAAAAACAATTCAAAGTTATATTCTGAATTTTTAAAACAAGCACAATTTACAATGGGTTTTAAAGAATTTAAAAACCAACAATGGCGTTTGCAAAGACAGGAAAAAAAACGAAAAAGAAAAGGAAGGAGAATGAATGGCAAAAAAATTCAACTGGGAAAAAATAAATAAAACAAAATTAATAAACAATAGAGGAACATACAATCTTGAAAAAGAAGCTAATCATATTTTAAATTCAGACAAATATTGGAAGAGAAAACTCAAAGGTAAACACAAAAAGTTTTTTAAAATGTGGGAAAAAGAATTAAATAAAATCCCTAATAACTAAAATATGTACGAATTAAAAGACTATCTAAAGGCCATTAATGAAAGTAAAGAAAACCTATTAGACACAGATGACGCAACGTGGGAAAAGAAGTACCCACCTTATGTTATAAATCGTTGTCTTTCTATGTTTTGGGATACGGTAATGCCAGCCAATGAAATGAATGGCCTTCACTTTCTACCTAAACAACTACAATTTCATTTTTTAATAAATAGTATCAGAAAAAAGAAGCGATTTGGTGGCAAGTGGTTATCACAAGCCAAATTAAAAGATTTAGAGTATGTGAAGGAATACTATGGTTATAGCAATGAAAAGGCAAGAGAGGCCTTAACTTTATTGACCAAAGATCAACTTGAACATATAAAGACAAAATTATATAAAGGTGGGAGAAATTAATGAGTGAGAACATTAAGTGGTCAATAGAGGATATGTTAGAGGTAACAATCAAACAGCCTGATGACTTTTTGAAAGTAAGAGAAACACTTACAAGAATAGGTGTAGCATCCAGAAAAGATAAGACATTATTTCAGTCTTGTCATATACTTCATAAACAAGGTAAATATTACATAGTGCATTTTAAAGAATTATTTGCTTTAGATGGTAAACTGGCCACACTATCAGAAAACGATATTCAAAGAAGAAATACAATTGCAGTGTTATTAGCAGATTGGTCTTTAATAGACATAGTTAAAAAAGAGGCCGCTGAAAACAAAGCACCTTTAAGTCAAATTAAAGTATTACCATTCAAAGAAAAAAAAGAATGGACGTTATCAGCAAAATATAACATTGGTAAAAAGATTATTAAAGATGATGAAACAAATGGTGAATAAATGCAAGTATCAAAGTTTAAAGAGTTTATAAGCGAAGCTAAAAAACCAAAAGAAAATAATATAACAGTTGTTGTTATAACTAAGGCATCGCCTAAAGTAAGACAGCAAAAAACTGGTATAAAAAAAACTAAAAAAGAAATCACAGTAAGTTTTTTACAGAAGTCTTGTGAAAAAAGAAAAATACCTTTTTTTGTTATCAACACTAAACACTCAATCATTACAGATAAAGACGAAGAAAAAAATTCATTAACCATTTATAATTATGATGGTGAAGATGGCGAACATACATTTATAGGTAAAGATACAGTTGTTATAACACGTGCAGGTGCAATTGAAGATGAAGCAGGTCTTTCTTTAATATCAGCATTTCAAAACTCTGGTGCCTTTATGTTAAACACAAGGTCATCAATGTTAACTTGTGACAATAAACTAACGTCTGCTCTGCTATTTGAAAAGTTTAATATACCTACACCAAAGACCGCTTTTATATCGAATGAAAAGAACATAGATAGTGCAATTAAAATTATAGGTAATAAATTTCCAATGATTGTAAAGACATTAACAGGCACACAAGGTATTGGTGTAGTTAAAGTAGATAGTTATGATTCTTTAATATCAGTTGTTCAAGCTCTATTTAAACACGATGCCGAATTATTAATACAAGAATATATGCCTACAGATTCAGATGTAAGAACCTTTGTTGTAGATAATAAGATATTTGCTTGCACAAGACGTGTTAAAAAATCTGGAGAATTTAGATCAAACGTTCATAGAGGTGCGATAGCAGAACCATATAAATTATCTGATGAAGAAATAGAAATCGTTTTAAGAACAG